GTAGAAAGTCTCGAACTTGTCGGAGTGGAGTCGGAGGTAAACGAGAACCGTATGAGTCTCATCCACTGCCATAATCTTAATTCCCTGGGGGTCGAATTCCAGATTCGCCTCCGTAAGAATCTCCTTCAACGCCTCAATCAGCGTTCGGAAAGCTCCGGACTGTACCGTCTTGATTTCAAAGAGGTTACCGTTTGCATTCGGACGGACCAAGGCCATTGTTCTATCTGCGTATTTTGAAATCATCTTTAGGCATTAGGACGCTTCTCTCTCGTTGCTCTGCGTTTCTTGGAATGTTTCCGGTTCCGGCGGCGGCTACGTTTTCGGCTCGCCATTCGCTCCTTTTCATTTACTATGAGTCGGCGAGCCTGTACTGCTGAAGCCGTCATAAAAATGGGACCTGATTGAAGAATTGAACCCATTGCTGAGGGAAAGAAGCCTCCTATAGCCATTATTAATTATTCACTATAATTATAATGGCTAAAGCGGCAAAAACTTCATTTGCACTGTATGCTGTAATCGTGGGGGTAATTGCCGGACTTTTTTTTGTGTCAAAGATGGCCCGTGAGGGATTCCAGGTGATGCCTCGAGCGGCGGCACCTGCTACTCCTACTGCTACTGCAAAAGTTGGCCCCACTGGATCTGCACCACCGGTTGATTTTAATAAGGCGGTTGAGGAGGTCAAAAAGCTGGCAAATGACTCTCATACAGAACTATTAAAGAAGATTGATGTTGTTAAGAATCGTCACACTCACCACGGTGCCACGGGTCCTCATGGCGCTACCGGCCCCCACAAGTAACGTCTAGTACTTAAGTTAAGTACATAAAAATGATATGAGGCGCAAAGCGCCATATCATTTTTAGGTACTTAACTTATCGTTCTAGCCATCAGAGTGGAGTACTTAATTTAAGTACTCCACGGTAATCGTCGTCCTCCTAAAGCGCTCCTGTAATACACCTCTTAGATGTACAGACAGAAGCGCCTTCAACATATTGTTGTTGACAGCACCGGTGCCTACACCGACCTTTGTGAGCTAGGAAGGCTCGCCTGTACGGATAAATCCCCCTATGGACAGCATGAGGGCCACCGACACCCCTACACTGCAGTATATTCCATGCTGTTCGCTCCGCTGAAAAATAAGGAAATCCAGTTCGCCGAAATTGGCGTGGCCGGCGGCGCATCCGCAATTGTCTGGTGGAATTATTTTGCAAAAGCCCGTCTCTGTCTCTTTGACCGCGACCAGAATTTCCTAGACAATGTTGGTAAAATGGGATTTCCCCAAAAAAAGCCGTATCTCGGCCTCATCGATGTTCGCGTAGATGGCGACACAGCTCGTGCTCTCACCGAGGCAGGTGGTCTCTACGATGTTGTTCTCGATGACAGCAGCCATGACTATGCAGACCAGATTCGTATTTCAAAGGAGGCGTGGCCTCTCATTAAGTCTGGTGGCTACATGATTGTGGAGGACATCTATCGGACTACACCAGAAGCGGATTATGAGCGCGATTTAGATTCCCTGCTCAACGAGTGTTCGGCTGCCTATTTCATCCTCTGCAATCACGAGGAGCGATATAGTCCTGGGTGGAATAATGATAAAATTCTTGTTTTAGTAAAGGCCTAACGTCTAGCCGTTATGCTGAGAATGAAGATCGTGTATTCTCTTTATAAGTTCGGTCAATACACTAATAAGCCATGGCCGAAATTGCCGAACGAAAATTCCTTTTTCAGCCGCTATTTCAAGAACCGGCTCAATCATATTAAATAGTTCATCACTCGTATCGCTTTCAAAGAGCATTAGAATAAAGTCATCATTATCATCCACTAACATCGGAAGAATATATCCCATATCGTCTAAGATTCGCTCATACATTCTTATGATATCACCAATTATAGCCATTGTCTCATTCCGTTTTGATATTATTCGGGATTCTATAAAGTCGTGCATATAACACGTACATTTGCGGCAGTTCATTGTTATACTGTGAGAAATATAAGCCGGATGTCAATTTTACCGTCTAGTACTGAAGTTAAGTACCTAAAAATGATATGGCGCAAAGCGCCTTATATCATTTTTAGGTACTTAACTTATCGTTCTAGCCTTCAGAGTGGAGTACTTAAATTAAGTACTCCACGGTAGTGGGGTTCTTAATTTCAGTATTTGACGGCTTACATCGCGATAAAATTGAGGCAACCCCAACCCTCCCCCCTTGTAGAACAGAAATGACCGACGCTGCCGCCTACAAGAAGCACACTCATCGTGAGCACATTCTCGAGCTGCCTGATACGTATATCGGGTCTACTGATACTCATTCTGAACAGAGATGGCTCTTTGATGCTGAACAATCTAAAATGGTTCACAAGTCGGTCGCCTTTAATCCTGGCTTCTACAAGCTCTTTGATGAGATTATCGTAAATGCCCGTGATGCCCTCGTCCGCAGCACTACCGAGGCAGGTCGCACTCCTATCAAGCACATCGCCATCACGGTTGAAAAGGTCGGCTCAGCGGGTCTCAAGATTTCTGTGGAGAATGATGGCGACGGTATTCCTGTAGAGATGCACCCAGAGTACAAGGTCTGGGCTCCTGAGCTCATCTTTGGTCAGCTTCTCACCAGTGGAAATTACAACAAGGGTGAGGAGAAGATTGTCGGCGGCAAGAACGGCTATGGAGCCAAGCTCACTAATATCTTCAGCACAACATTCACTGTTGAAACGCGCAGCCCCAAGCACGGCCAAAGGTATTCGCAGACCTGGTCGAAGAATATGTCGGTCGTCGGCAAGGCGTCCGTGAAGTCCGACTCTGCAAAAGGCTTCGTACGTGTCACCTATGAGCCGGATTTGGCCCGATTTCCTGGTCTCGACATTGGTAATATGATAAACGTGATGCACACTCGCGCGGTCGAGCTGTCCGCTATGGCTGGAAAGGATGTCAAAGTCTCATGGAATGGCGCAGCCATTGCAACCAACAACTTTGAGAAGTTCGTCAAGCTCTTCGTGAAGGCCGATGCCGCCGTCGCCTATGAGCGCTGCGGAGAACGCTGGGAAGTTGCCGCTGTTCTCGCCAGGTCACTCTTTGATGAGGACAATGTGCCCGAGGAGAAGCACATTTCATTCGTGAATGGTATCAATACCAAGAAGGGTGGAAAGCACGTGGAGAAGGTCATCGGAACCGTGATGGGCGACTTCTGCGAGGCCGCTGCAAAAAAGAAGGTTCCTATCAAGCCCGCCCAACTTCGCGACTCGGTAGTATTCTTCGTAAACGCGACCATTGTCAATCCCGCCTTTGACTCTCAGACGAAGGAGACACTGACCACGCCGGCGTCCAAGTTCGGCTCCGTGTTCAAATCTGAGAAAATGGCCGCCGCTCTCGTGAAACTCGGCCTTCTGGATGAGGCCATGGCGATTCTGGATGCAAAGGCGAACAAGGACGCAAAGAAGACGGATGGCTCGAAGAAGCGCACTCTGCGCGGAATGCCGAAGCTGGTCGATGCGGCCTGGGCGGGGACGGCGAAATCGGACGAATGTACTCTCATTCTAACGGAGGGAGATTCAGCCGCGTCTTCGGCTATTGCCGGTCTCGCCGTCGTCGGCCGTGAAAAGTGGGGCGTCTTTCCTCTCAGAGGTAAGCTGCTCAATGTTCGCGACGTCTCCGCCGATAAGTTCGCCAAGAATGAGGAGCTCACCGCCATTAAGAAGATTCTGGGCCTCGAGCAAGGAAAGGTCTACACCACTATGAAGTCGCTTCGCTACGGGCGCATCATGGTGATGGCGGATCAGGATTTGGACGGGTCGCACATCAAGGGACTTCTCATGAATCTCTTTCATGCAGAGTGGGCCTCTCTCATGCGCGCCGGCTTCATCTGCTCGCTCGCAACTCCGCTTCTCAAAGCCACTCGCCGCGGCGACACACTCAGCTTCTATTCCGACGTGGAGTTTGAGAAGTGGAAGGTCACGCAGGGCGGCACCTCTGCAGGCTGGAGTCTCAAGTACTACAAAGGTCTGGGCACGAGCACGGAAGTGGAGGCTCAAGAGTGGTTCCGTGACCTTCATGAAATCAAATACGACTGGGACGGCGAGACAGATGATAGCATGTCTCTCGCCTTCTCTAAGAAGCGTGCCGATGACCGAAAGGACTGGCTCTCCAGATATGACCCTGCTCGCAGCCTAACGCCTGGCTCAAATGGCCACATTGGCTACTCGCGCTTCATTCACGATGAGCTCATTCATTTCAGCAATGCAGACAACATTCGTTCGCTGCCCTCGCTGATGGATGGCCTGAAGCCCTCGCAGCGTAAGATTCTGTTCGGTTGCTTCAAGCGCGGACTCCGTTCCGAAGTTCGAGTGGCGCAGCTGGCTGGCTACGTATCGGAACACGCGGCCTATCACCACGGTGAAGCGTCGCTCACTGCCGCCATTACCTCTATGGCACAGACTTTCGTGGGTGCAAACAACATCAATCTCCTGAAGCCTATGGGGCAGTTTGGAACGAGGCTCCAGGGGGGCAAGGATGCCGCGTCACCCAGATACATTCACACTCATCTCGAGCACATTACAGAGGCAATCTTCCGAAAGGACGATGCTGGAATCCTCGAGCATCTGGATGATGACGGCATGGCCGTAGAACCGAAGACCTATTATCCCGTCGTACCGATGCTTGTCATCAATGGCTGTATCGGAATCGGTACAGGATTCAGCACCGACATTCCTCCTCACAATCCTGAGGATGTGGTGGGACTGTTGCGCGACCGCCTGGAGGGTCGGCGGGCCACTCTCGAAAATATTGCGCTCCGCCCCTGGTGGCTCGGATTCAAGGGACCCATTCTCCAGGTAAGCGATGGAGTCTGGCAGACGAAGGGGCTCTACACCTTCGATGATGCGCGCCATGTTATCACAGTCACAGAACTTCCTGTCGGCACGTGGACACACGACTACAAGGCGTTCTTGGACGAGATGTGTAGTGCAGAATCCGATGGTTCAAAGACGGATGATGGAAAGCCGGTTCTCAAGAATTTCGACGACCTCTACAATCATATTGAGGTCCGATTTGACCTGTTCTTGGATGCCGATTACTACGATGATATACGCTCGAAGCCGCACGAGTTTGAGAAACGGTTCAAGCTCACTGATACCGTGCGCACGAGCAACATGGTCTGCTTTGACATGAACTCGAATATTGTGAAATACAATTGTGTGGGTACCATGATTGAAGCATACTACGTGGCTCGTATTCAGGCGTACGAGGCCAGGCGACAGCGTGAGATGGAGCGGCTCACCAGAGAGGCACGGGAGCACGATGCAAAAGCGCGATTCATTCGTGCGGTTCTGGCGGGAACTTTGGAACTGCGAAAGGCGGAGGATGCAGATATTGTAGCCGCAATGAAGAAGCACCAGCTACCGCCTCTTACAAAGCCCGATGAGCCGGATTCCGTCGAGGCATATGACTATCTTCTGCGAATGCGTATGGACCGTGTAAAGGCCAGTGCGTACGTCGAGCAGGAGAGGGCGGTGGAAATGGCTCGGGCGGCGATTGCCATTCTGGAGGCAACTACTGCTCAGGCGATTTGGTTGAAGGACTTGGAGGAGTTTGTTGCAACGTGGGAGGCTCAGAAGAAGAGTCGTGAGGAGGCTCTGGCGGATGTCGACGGAAAGAAGAGGTCAACAAAGAAGAAGTTTGCTGTTGCAAAGAAGAAGGTCGCGGCTTCCATGCAGTAACTACACTTAGAGGGTCATACTCTAATGAAAACTCAATAAATAACCTATCAACATTGTCAGATAATAAATATCTCAGCGGTTCAATATCAAAATAGAGGGATATTGTGAGAAGTTTTTCAACAAATAACTCATCCGGGTCTTCCAGTGAAGTAAGGCACTGTATTACACGATACGGCTGATTAATATCTTCTACCATATTTGATTGGACCATGTCGGGTGTTGAAAAGTGCCCATATGGTCCAGAATAATGTTTTAACTCCTCATTTACAATATACTGGTCATGTCCATTTTCTGTATCAATTCTATGAATTACATGTTTTACGAAGTCAATTGTCTTGGAGGTGCTTTTTATTAGGCAAAATCCAATATTATGAATATCAGAACCGTAATGATCTAACATAAATGTCATATCATTTGATTTATATGAGTCTAAATAGGTGTCAAATTCTCCCATTTCATTGGACACAAGTAAATCTGTATCTGATATAATAATGTACTCACCAGGATGTTTCTCAAGTGCAGATAAGGCAATTCGGAACTTTGTAGAATTCCCTGTAAAATGATGACCTTCTGCTTTTTTTTGAAAATACGACTGAGGAAGAAAGATAGGATTCATCTGTATTCCTGATATGTCTTTAACACAGTTCTGCAAAATACGATGGAATATTTCATAACGAGGGCTCCAAATATAGAACCATCGATACATACTATACTGTGTTGTTTGTATTTTACTGTAACCGATAAACCGCGCTTGTTTAGAACTAAAATGTAATACTAAACAAGTGCTCGAGATGGGATTTGAACCCATGACTACCCGCTCATAAGACGAGTGCTCTACCAACTGAGCTACACGAGCAAAAAGTATACTATGTATACTTTTTGCCCGGATAACAGACCCCCGTACGGTCTAGTAATATTAAATCATAAACGTTTTAGGTATCTTTTTCACATGCGTCTTCGTTCTTACCCTCTTCACTTTCGCCTTTCTCGTATGCCTCTCCATCGGGGCCGATACTGCGCCAACTCCAATATCAGCAAGAACCAGCGTCAAATCATCTCCATCATACTCTGTGTTCAGTGAATTACGCAAATACTCATCCATGTGCCTCTTAAGAGTCATCTCTGCCCCCGCCTTCAAATCCCCACCTGCAGCCTTTAGACTCTGCTGGATACCCACTGCAACCGCCCCAATCGACTTCATGTTTCCATCCTCCTTCTCCACCAATCCGTCTGAAAAAATGGCCAACACACCCTTCGCCGGCCGAGGAAACACGACGATATCCGGCTCTGCAGTAACACAAAAATCCGTTGCCCAGTTCGCCTCCCACTCAGGTTCTCTAGACGACTTGAATTTGAATTCATAATCTCCAAATGCTCTTGAGACCATGAGACATCCATTCACCCGAGGCGCATCCCCCTCATCATTAGTCACATGCCCACCATTCTTCAGAATTCGCTGACGCTCACCTGGCTCCATCGGCTCGTGTTTTCCAATAGTATGTAGCACTCTTCCAGTGTCCGGGTCAAATATACATGCAGGTGAATCACCAACATAGGCAATAATACAGGTCTTTGGTCCAACAATCGCCACCGTCGCCGTGCTTCCACTGTCACGATAATGTAGTGCACCCTGTCTCGCTATCAGCTTATCATGCTCTATGAAGGCCGCCTTCAGCCCCTTCACAAGTGCCTCATCATCGCCGGCTGCCGCCTTAACTATCGTCGCAATATACTCAGGAAACTTTTTCAAAGTGAAATCCACGGTGAAACTTCCAGAGTGTCCATCCAGTACTCCCGCCAATAAGATTTCTCCGGGAAGCTCTCGTATAAACGAACGGTCCTCGGTGGAAGGCGGGCTTCGCCCCCGTCCATTTTGTCCGGCACTTCCGGTTTTCATTCCCTTCGAGGAAATGAGAAACGAAGGTTTATAGGAGTCCGCAGGTTTAGACAAACGGATTCGCCGGCAGGCTCTTTGTTCCGGCTCGGCTCAAATGCTGCATGTGGGCGAGAGGCACCGGCAGATGGCTGATGTCCTCGATGTAGAAGTGATAGTGGTCCACTGCAGACAATATATGCGGGACCGACCAATCGAGAACCTTCCTGTTCAAATCAGCCACCTGTCCTTCAACATCATTCGGCAAGTTCCGGGCGTATTGAAGATAAATGGCCCGCATGATAATCTTGATTTCATCCACCGATTGTTTGTCAATGATGTATCCCTTCGGCTGGCTCCGGTCAAAGACCTCCTTGCGAATGGAGTTCTGAAGGCGGTCCATGTTCTCAGAGGAAAAGAATATCTTACTTACTCCGGATTTCTCCCAGTTTCCCCGGAGCATGTCCGTCTGAAAATCGCGTTCCACTGCAGTGTCCGTCTCAAACCCGGGAACAGTGACAATAGATTCCGTGGAAGCAAAGGCAACCCGTCCGTTTTGTCCGGCAGCCGCGTTTGAGGTGTAGGGCAAATCAAATGATGCCCCGCGATTCATACTACCGAGACTCTCTAAAATTCAGAACTTTCTCCGAACACTCCGAAATTATTTTCTAACAAGGAGGTATAATATGTCCTCTCTTCTCACGTCTACTCGCCAGGTTGGCACCAATACCGGCTACTTCATCCCTATCGCGGATGCTCGAACCAAGGTCTTCGCCTACAACCCTACTGCTGGGGCGACTACTTTCTCCACGGCGGCGTGGACTGTCACCAAGTACGCCAGTTCTATTGCGGCGGCTGGTGCTGGTTTGATAAAGGACATGGGTAGGACGGTGGTGTCCTCTGGCCGCACGTTCCGCAAGGTGCAGCTCGTGACCTCCACGGTGTCCACCTTCGGCGTTGGCGGCTCCCAGGGAACCACCCCCATCGAGGACTACCTCACTGGCTACATCGAGCTCGGCTTCGATGGCAACACGGGCCTCCCTGCGCCTTTTGCCGTGTATGGCCGATAAACAGGTCTTAGGACCCCCTTTTAACATCATCCTTTTTGAGAATATTCAATATTCAAAAAAAAGATGATTATAATCCAGATGGACTTTTACTTTACACTCTATGTCCTCGTATCAATCACAACAATTATTGGAGCATTCTACGTAAATTACAGTGCCGGTCGGACGGTACAGGCCGCTCTTATGGGTCTCGGATTTATCGGAATTTCCATATTTTTCGGACTCCGGTGGTTTAAGAACGCAACAACTATAAAATCGCCGAATAACCCGTATCCCCCCAGCCTCAATGTCTGTCCTGACTATCTCACGCTCACTAAAGTAAATGGTACGAATGTCTGTGTAGACACCATCGGTGTCAGCCAGCACGCTGGAACAAATGGAATGGATGTTTGGAGCGACCCCACACAGACTGATGCAAAATTCATATTCGACCTCCAACTTGGTCTCTCAGGCCAGGACCGTGTAACCGCCCTCTGTAATCAGTGCCAGCTAAAGGGTGTTACTTGGGAAGGTGTGTGGAATGGAACGGTCTGTATCGGCAATGAGCCACCCATGCCTAAACCATAAGCCCTCAAACCCTCATAGAACATAGAAAGATGGAAAGAGCAAAGACAACATGTCTTCATCCTGAAGTGGAATCTTCCATTTCAGAATGGATAAAGAAACGTGATAAACCGGCCGTGCTTCTTCTCGGGCCTCCAGGAATCGGAAAGACAACTCTCGCTCTCCGTGTTTTCAAGGAAGCCGGACTTCGACCCATTGAGTTCAACGCCAGCCATACCCGCAGTGGAACCTCTTTCCGAAAAACCATTCTTCCTCTTCTCCGAGAGGGTGGAATTGTTCAAATGATAGAGTCCGGAAATCGTGGTGGAATCGGTGTTCTTCTAGATGAGATCGATGGACTCTCAAACGGAGAACGCGGCGGTCTTAATGAACTCCACACCTATCTGAAAAATTCGGAAGCCACAGATGGACGGCCCCTCATTCTCATCAGCAACACTCTGGATACTCGGACACTTCAGCAAATTGCAAAGCTCTGTCTCACCTTTGAAATTCAGTCCGTGCGCCCGCAGCTTCTCCGGGACTGGCTCAATACTGATATTCCAGAATCCTATAATGGCGACTTGCGAAGTCTGCAGCGGCAAATTGCGGGGCTCGAATTGGAACAGGAGACAATTCAAATTCCGGAAGGCGTCATGCCCGTGGCCTCCTGGACTCTCTGGGGTGATTGGGATCCACTTCTCGAATTCGATATTGAAAATAACGAGGGAAATCTCGCCAGTCTAATTTGTTTGGAAAACATACCCGAGCGAATCGAGGCATCTCTCGGAAATACGGAAGAGGCATGGAAGATGTACATGAGCCTCTTTAATGCCTACAAGACCTCCGACCAAGGAGACTTCTGGGCATTCTTTTATCAATGCTGGACCATTCTTCCAGTAAGTCTCCGCCTCAAATTAAAAACAATGAGTCTCAGACTTGCCCAAGAGGCGCCCATTCCAGAAGGCGCACCCATTCTTCAGGCCGATGATTTTCGCTACACCCCCGTTCTCACCAAGCAGTCGGCGATGTTTAATGCCTGGAAGTTGCTGTGCGAAGTCTCCGAGAATCACGGATGCCCTGTTCGGCTGGCGTCGATGTATGCACATCTTGATATTCTCAAAGGTGGCTTGAAACCTGATAGAGTACGACGCTATCAGGCTGTCAGTTTACAGCACCTGGCTCAGCTTTATTCTGCTCCTGTTTCGTCGAAATAAGAGCCTTCGCCGTTATGAAGCAATTTCACAAAATTCAGCGAATTTGTGCGACCAAATCGGTGCGCTCGTCCCAGAATCTGTTTCTCCTCCTCGTGTGTCATTGCGTGAAGAAGAATCACATGAGTCGCCGCCGTTATATTAAGACCCGATCCGGCGAAACGGGAGTTTAGAAGAAGACACCCTACTGCACCGGACTCAAATCCTCTCAGCGTAGCCGCCACTGCATCCTTGTTTCCCTTCAGTTGCCGGACCTTAATTCCCAGTGACTCGACTGCAGACTCAATGGACTCAAAAGGGTTATCATAGCGACTAAAAATGAGGAATTTCCCCTTCGGATTCTCCTGAAGAACTGCAAGAAGTGCCTCATGCTTCTTGGGAAGCTCGGCGATAGTAGTATTATCCACAATCTCATTCACTGTCGGCTTCAAAATCAGCTTAGTACACATGGAAGGGTGTATATCACCACGACACAGAGGGCACTGCGGATTCGTCGCCATACTGAGAAGAAGGCAGGCGGCACAAAAGACGCGGGAACAACACGGCGTGACCAAATGGTCACTCGGCTCCTCGTAGCAAATAGGACACATCTCTGTCTCAAAGTTCTTGATGCGCTCCGCCACCGCCTTTATAGATTCCTTCGACCTGTCAATCTTCTCCTTCAGTGACTTGAGAGCAGCCTCCTTTGCTTGCGGAGTAAAATACTCCAGCGACTCCTTAAAGGAATAGGTCTTCTCCAGACGCGTGAGTTCCTTATTAAGATTTGCAGTCACGGCCTCAATCAGCGTCTTCGTGTCCTGCCCCTTCACTCCTAGCTCATCAAGAGCGGATGCAGTATCGCCTGCATGAAGCATCTGCTGAATGTTCTGTGAAACTGCATCCTGAATAATTTGGTGCGACACTGGAGTGCGACAAAGAATTGTCGTGCGAATCAGAGGCGGCAGAAGAATCGACTTCTTCACATATTCATCAGAACAACGAATGACGAGTCTTGCCCTAGAGGGATGATTTGTGGATACAATATCTCGGAAAAATCCGTGAGACCTAACGCGTATGTGTTCAGCATAATATGTTCCATGACTAATTTCACGACAATGAAAATAGGGCTTCAGATACGAATACTGTGCTCCCTCATTGAGAACCATGGTATTAATATAGTTCTTATCGAAGTACTGGCTCATAATTAAATACATTAGGTTAATCCATGATGCAGTGATAAGCCACATAAATCGGGTATTCAAATCGGTTTTATAAATTCTGGGCAGATGAATCGTATCGGCCTCATCTATGAAAATCCGCTTCCATCGGAGAGCATTTATACGTTGTACCAGCCCTTTCAAGAGCGTACTGCTTATCACTGTGACCTCTGCGCCCATAATATTTGTCATAGAGTCCTCGTCCAAAATCTGCGAAGCACGGGCGATGCAAAAACTCTTCAGGTTCGTCTGCTTAACATAGCCGACCCACTGGCGAAAGAGTGTATGCGGAACAATGATGAGACAGCCGGCCTCTTCTTCTTCTCCGTAGGTTCGGGTTCGGATACTAAAAAAGTTGGTACTCGACCCAGGATGAATGTTCTTGTATTCATTGAGTGGAGGCAAGGTTCTGAGGCGTATAATATGGGCTAGAATCATATGGCTTTTACCGACTCCAACCGAATCTCCTAGAATTCCGTAATTTGAGAAGATGGAATTCTCGCCGCCAGTTCCGTACGTGTACTCCTGTTCGGTTTTTTCCATTTTAGCAATCACTGCCTTCTGGTGTGAATGCAGGGGTATGTTTAGCGAACCATCTGGAATTTCAACATGCGGTGAATCTTCAGTCAGACTATTACTATGGACTGTATGAAGATGATTAATATACAGTTGTGCGTTTGACATTCTAGATTGCTTTATACGAGGTCTATTTAGACCATAACGTCTAAGCAAGTTCGCCGTAAAATTTTCGAATAGGTGCCTCCTTTATGAAAGCCTGAAGCTTCATAGATGTCTTCTTCACAAAAGGATTGGACGGGTCGTCGCGCATCTGCGTCTTATTAAAGGTGTTCTCTGAATGCGACATCACTAGCATGACCTTCATCGGGTCAAGCTGAATCATCTGATACTTATAGGAATCAAGAAACGACTTCTCCTCTGCATGCGTAACTGTTTCATCATACAAGTGGTTCTCTGCATACGAACGCCGCCAGGCCATCGTCCCATTGGTAGCGTGATTCGGATTATAGGGACCGAGTTTGTAAATTGTCTTAATATCAGTGTAATACATGTAAATCTCTGAACTGCCGGCGAGTTGTACATTCGGCCGCTGTTTAAATTTCGTAACAACATGACTCACGCGCTCAGGCGGATAATAGTCATCATCGTCCATGGCCACGATAATATCACCCTTCGCCTCCTTGTTCAGACGATTCCTCTTTGCGCCGATATTCTTCTTCTCCTCTTCGTGAATATAGCGCACTCGTGGTACCCCCTTAAAGAGGTCTTCCACAGAGTCGGATCCGTCATCAAGAACAATCCACTCCATTCGATCCATCGGATACGTCTGATGCTGAAAGCATTTTATTAGAATGGGAATAAAGCGTCGGCGATTGTATGTAGGTGTAATAACAGACACGAAGGGATACGTTATTTCACGCACAGTAGCCATATTTATCCTTATAATAACATTGATACTGGCGTTTAGACCTACCGTGGAGTACTTAACTTAAGTACTAGACGGTACCGTCTTGGTAAAAATTGAAACCTCCTGAGCGCCCTAGCAACAGTATGGGATTCTTTAACAAGGTGCTGCAGCTTCTAAGAGGCCAGCCAGTACAGTTCTTTAAAAATAAGGTGCCCGATGTTGAAATCATGGTAGATGTCAGCGAATTCGGAGTCTCCATTGGCTCTGCATCCGACTTTGAGGCAGCCGGCGTTGTATTTACAGATGGTCGCACAATTCTCGCCGGATATCAAATTCATAAAGAGAATCCATACGTAAGTGGAATTGGAGGAAAACGAGAGGCCGGTGAGACCTACATGACAACGGCGATTCGTGAAATGTTGGAAGAGATATTTGATATTCCATCTAGGCCGGAACTCATAGAAATAATTCGGAACAATACGACTCCTACGCGAATTATACAAACTGGAACCTATATCATGGTAGTCTATGACTTTACCACTCTTGATACAATTCTTAGACTGCTTAGCAACATTAAATCCCCCGTGTATAAAAAACATCCGAAGAATCTGAATCAACTCATCTTCAAGCGGATTTCCAGTCCTACTGCAGAGATTTCACATCTATGTCTTCTTCCCGTCATTCATCATCCTAAAATATTCCCATTTGTGGATGATAATTTACTAAATGACATTGATATTCTACGAAAGCTCGATTCATTAAAAAGCAATTGCAGCGACTGAAAAGGCAGCCACGATTCCACACATCACGCGCAAAAAGGTCTTGTCAGCCGTCGTGTCCTCGCTCGATGGCGCATTGTATCTGAACATTTCTGATAGCATTGAGATGGGAAAAATATTCGTCCAGGGAGGCTCCTCTCCACGCACAAGAAGTGGAAAGAGAGGCGCGCGCCACATGGGCGGCTTGTAGAGACCCCAGGCGATTGCCACAGGAAATAGAAGAGCCCCGTAGATTCCGTAAAAAAATGTGTAAAGTCTATTTTTTGTGAGAGGGAGAGTCATATCGGATGATATGAACCAGTGAGAGCCCACCACACCGCCAATGAACATTCCAACAATCAGTGTTATCAGCTTAAAATGCTGCTTGGCCTCGGCAAAGGTGCTGGAGACAATTCCCATGAATGTGACTTTTTTTGGCGGAGTTGGTGGCTGCGGCGGTGGTGGCGAAGCAGCAGCTGCAACTGCTGCCGCCTTCTGTGTATCGAGAGCCGTCTGACGAGTATTGAAATCAGTGAGCTTAGGTGGAAATGTATCCGCCGTATATGTACTGATAGTTGCAAGAACACCGTTAACATCCAAACTCAGTTGCGTATACTGCGCGATGAGTGCAGCATCGGGTTTAGGCAATCCATTCAGTTGGTTAATACTATCCTGAATCGAGTGTAACATCGTATTTAATACTGGTGGCCCTATCGTAGCGACGTCCATCCTGCCTATTTTGTCTAAATATTAGAGCACATACTTGGGCGCACCGGATCCGGAAGCCACCACGAAGAAGTTTATGCTCTCTGCATAAATAACCAGGTCATACGTATACGTGGTTCCAGACGGAAGAGGGTAAAAGTCCATCTCCACCTGTAGGTTCCGAACACGACTTGCATTAAATGAGCCAGATGGCTGAGTCTTGGAGCTCGTAATTGCCCATGTGTAAAAGGGGAGTTCCGAATTTGTAAAACCGGTTGTGTAGCGAAACGGCGTTATTTTCGTGAAGAAGTCGACCGGTTTCGCCTCCTGAATTTCATTTCCATCCGAGAGCACCCGAATTTGCCGAATAATATCCTTTTGAGAGTTCAAAATTAGAAGACCGCTAATAAGCCCCTGCTGTAGATACTGTGCAACATTTGGTGTTTGCCTGTAGGGAACAAAGGGATACGTGTACCAGTTTGTAAAATTTGCAAAATCGTTTCTAGACGCCCAATCCGACCGTCTCGGTAAAAAGATGAACCGCGATATTGGATTATGAAGGTCTAGGTCAAAAGTTGACCGCTGTATAATACCTTCGTATGGAATTGTCGTGATTTGTGGAAAAATGTAGGTTAGAGGCCGATTTGCGAACGTCTGTCGCTCATTATCCGTTAAATAGACGAATGTACATTGTAAACGGGGATTCAGAAACCACGTGTTTGTGGGCGGAGTGCTGTATCCGATATCCGTCAGAAAATACTTAATCTGTCCACTGATATCTTGAGCCGTTCCGTATGAGGGAATATTATTCTCAATATTTGCAGTTGGCGCGTTCATACGAAAATCCGGACCTACGCGGTATCCGGATGCATCCAAAATAGTATAAAGCTGGTTGATTGGATTTAGCACAATCTGAACTTCGCAGTCCTGATACTGAAGCGCAATGAGTGGAAGAGCCTGAAAGGCTGCATCGGAAAACCAGAAGTTCAGAGGAACGTGAATATCCTGCCCAATAATACTGGGTCTATTAAGCTGCGAAACACCGGCGGCCACACGTGTTGGATCCGTAATCACTGTCGGATATCCGGTTTTTGATACTCCGCCCGAATAGGCGCCCGCTGGAGGATTCGTCAGCTCCGGAACATCTCCTACCAGAATTTTCCACTTTGCAAAGGTGTCTGTATCGTATTCCATCAGCGCCTTTGATAATAAATACGTACCGTCATACTCCTGAATTCGCTGCCCACCCACGTAGAATCCTACGCGATTAATAATGGCCGCACCCAAATATCGAACCCACTGAAAGTCCCACTGAGTCACACGGCCTGCCGGTGGAGTCTCTGGAGTCATGTACTTGCTGTAAATATCTGGTATGCGAAAACTGAAATACATATCCGATAAGAGGTCGCCTATACGTTGAATTTTTGCCCGTAATTGAATTGTCTGGTCATATTGAAGTTCGTTCGGCCCATCCAGAGCAATACTCACGTTTTCCATAGAAAAGTGCGAATATCGTTTGAACAGCTTATAATAATATGTCATTTGTGGATTTCCACTCATAATCACATTTTGGGAGCCATAGGATATTAATACTATGAGACCCCCTCCTGTCATCTAAATCGTATCGTGAAATGCTTTTTAAACCTGTGCGCACCGGTTCAAAAACCATTTTGTAATATCTAACCCTGATTCGACCACCAGGAATCCGCCATGTAGGGCGGTGTCTCCTGAACCATCGTCCTGCGCTTAGTCGAGGGAGCCTCCGCCATCAACTTCTGAATCTCTGCAATTGACAACGCATACCGGGCGTACTTGAGACGGCTCATGAGGCCATTAAAGGAGCCGGCAATGTTCATAGTCTCACCATCAGGAATACTTGAGATACGAGGGCTCGACAGCGTAGAATAATTCGACTTTGAGAATATAATCAGGTCCTGAAAGTTCTGATAAGGCACCGTACCATTAAAGGAAATGCGATTTGCCAGATTTCCATTTACATACACATCTAGTCCCCCCTTGTAACAGTTCAAGACAACATGAAACCACTTACCCACCGGGATATTTTTGATATCCACATACGTGTACGGATTTGCGTGCGTGTTCATAAATACCCTCATCGTGTTCGTCGACCCCTTGATAAAGACGCCAGGAGCCATCAGAGGCCACGGCATCTGGTATCCCTTGTGAAAAACGTGCTTCAGCGTATCGTCTCCCGTAAAGGTTGCAGCATTTACAAGCAAATAGAAGTTGTATGAGAATTCAATACCCGTGCGCTCATTGACTGAGAGGCCGATAGGAATTGCATCGGCATATTTTGAGAGGTCTTGTCGGATAGGGGGAATGTTCTCATCTGTCGATGCCGTATAGTCCATAAGCGTCTTAAAACGAAGTGCCTGGTCCGTTGACATCTTATAGAGAAGGTCCACCACAAATGCTGCAGCGAAGAATATTACAAGTGTTACTAGACTGGTAAACATTTGAGCTCCCTTTGTGGGCATCACTGTTCCGTATGATGTTCTGTAATAGGACGACATGTCTTCCTCTCTACCGTGGAGTACGTAATTTAAGTACTAGACGGTACCGTGTTGTTCCAATTTACTTTCCAGTAAAGATTGCTGAAAACCATCCCGCCGTCGTCGTAGACGTTCCAGTAGGCCCTGCTAGATAAATCTGATACACATCATCCGGTGTTAGAGCAGTAGGATAGACGCCAGTGGTTGACACATGGCCGTCGAATCCTCCACGCTCCAAGACCTTCACCTTCACACCTGCAGGGTCCACCTTGAAATATGACGGTGTTACACAGGAACGGGCAAGTTTTCCATCAATATAGGTGTCAATAATACGACCGCTGAGAACCACGGTGACGAGAACCCATCGCTGCATATCAATCTCGGGCAAGTCGCAGATAGGGCTCGCCTTAATGAGAGCATCATCCATCGCCAGAGGCTGAAAGAGGCTGTTGAGGTCTGCAGTAGTGAGAGAGCTGTTCTGTCGCGCGGCCTCCTCGGAGGCCGGTGTTTGATTGGAAGGGACCTTTGCACTAGCAGCAGCACTAGTAGCAACGGTTGCCGGTGTCGACGTGCTGCTATCCCGGGAATGTGTGCGAACTATCAGTGTATTTTTAAATGCACCGAGGCCAATCAGAAGTGTGGAGAATGTTGGGCCGGCGAGTTCAATAATGTGCTTTCGGCGATTACGATTGACATTGTAGCTATTAATGTAGACCCATGTGCTTACCGAATAGTCTCCACCCTCATAGGGCTGTGGAATTACTGGAAGATTTATCGGTGCCGATGTTCCAACTGTGTCGGTTATTATAACCTGCGTCGATTTTGCAACTGTCGAACTACCCGATAGGAACTTGTAGAGATAATAAAGAAATGCGACTCCTAGCAATGTGAGAATAATCATAAATATTGTACGGGTCATATTTGAGCGGCCTGGCTGACTACCATACCTCCGCTCCATTTCTATGAGAGGTTATTATATTTTGAACTATTAGAATGCGTCTAGTTCTGGCAAATTTTCTGAAAAATCCAACGAAGTTCTCAGTAATCGCCGGTAATTATCGGCCGCCAAAGCTGGCTCGCGTTCAAACAGACGGTTCTTTCAATTCACAAATTGCTAGAACTGCAGTTATTCTTATAGACAAAAAGAATGAAGAACACCGTTTACATACCACGTATTTAAATCATCAGAATTCAATGGAATCGGAGGTATGCTCGGTACTAGATGGAATTCAATATTCTATTCATAAAGATGAGGGCTCTATCGAGTTGGAAAATGACTGTTTGGGTGTTGTAAATAATATTATACAGCGCCGAGCACCGAAGAAATCCTATTTGACGGATTACTATTATGAAATTTTTAGGGAAATTCTGCATCTAGATTATTTCGGAATTCGCTGGATTCCGAGAGAGCTTAACAGCGCAGATGATTTATTCAGAATCTAAGCATAACTAGTACCAACCGAATACAGTGAAGGCGCCGTTGCAGTCGGTGTCGTGAGGTCCGGTATGCCCACGCCTATACGGGGAGTATGTAGGCATGAACCATCGAGGCACATGGATGAAAGCATACTCGATTGTTTCACAGGCGCAATTGTTGCAGAAAAGTCGTTCGGAGTCGTAGATAGACTCGACGGATTTCCACGCGTATCCGTGTGAGACGAATAGTACGCACCCACATCCGTTATATTCTCCGTAGATGTAGTTATTCGTATCAGCGTAATTGTACCAGACAGACCCGATGAATCACCCGCCTGGACGATGGACCCGCTCGGATTCATGGTCGTAATCATGTTCAACATCTTAGAGGACGATACCAGATTATTATTATAGTAGACACTGATTTGTCGCCCATTCTTGGACAACGTAATCATGGTCCATTTTTGGAGCTCGAGAGGCGGTAGAGGAATGGTCTCCACAAAGGCATCAGTACCAGCCTGTGTTCGCACGGTGAGTTGAGCCGATACGGAGTTCTGGCGACTTGCGTCAGGAACATTCAGCACTTCTAGTCTGTAGACACCGTAGAGGTTGAACAGTTGCCTGTAGCCTTCGTGAACACAGTTCGTACAGTCGGCGAGAGCGGTACAGGGGCACGGGTCATAGAGGCCGCTGGAACAAGAGGGCTGAGTAGGCATCGTTCCGCATTCCGTGTATCCCGTGGTTCTGAGGAGATTGTCCATATAGACGAAGCACTGAAAGGTTCCTGTGCCGCTTGTTAGGAAATCGGTTGGGGCCGTATTCCCTGCAAACGAATCTGGTGTAACAATGGAC